AGTGTTGTGCTATATCTTCAAGTGAATTAACTTCGGTCAGTTTATTCTTGAACACCCCACTCATCCTACGCTCTGATACCATTTGTCGCATCTCATCACTCCACGGTCTGTATAGTAACAGAACACGCTGGAACAGTCCTTTGGTTAGAACATACTCTTTGACACCGCTTGGTGGGAAAGATGTAATCCAAAACGATACACGCGATTCTGTTTCGACAGTACCGTTTTTCATGTGCTTAGTCAAAGTGTTACTATGACTACCAACAGGGTTCATTGCTTGTTGAAGATACAAAATAACTTCCGAAAAGAATTGCTTAGGGTTTGATTGAAGAAGAATAGAACCTTCATCAAAGTTCAAACATTTGTTTCCACCGAGCAACCCTTGATTCTGAACTATTTCATAACCACCTTCACCGTCACTTACCGAATCAATTGACCCGATAAGCGCGCTGTCTGTTCCGCTGGTAAACATATCAATTTTCAAACCTGCTAAGTCTGCTACTTCTCCTGTGAACTCCCACGCTATCGACTTACCCGACCTTGTTGCTTGAATCCAAAATACATGGATTCGCGGGTCAAGGGCGGAAGCCCATACGGGTATTCTAACATAGTCAACAAGGGCTTGGCCTTGAAGATAGAAGAACGATATTAGTCCGGGTATTTCATTAAAGAAAGAAGTCGTTCTAAACCGTTCAAGGTATTCTTTTATCATCGGGTATTCTTTTACTGCTGTGTATTGGTTCCATTGTCTTTGGGGCATTTATTCATCTCCATTTGGGGGGCGGATGACTCTTGGGGTGCGGTGGTCAGCCTATAACCGTTTCTCGTATTATTATTTCTCGTTATATTATAATAGATATAATTCATTTTTTTCACCTCTCAAAGCGAACTTCTTCTTCGCTTGTCAGAACTTCGATGATTCTGTTGCGCAACACTTTACCCATTCGGGGTACATCACGCAAACAATCACCACATGCGGCTTCTTCAATTGAGCCACACGCGTTAATTATTGCTTCTGTCATCTCCGGTCCAATGCCGGGAATGGCAAGAAGTATGTCTTTGCGAACATCATTGGTGCTTACACGCTTGATTGCTTGCGCACCATGTCTGCTTGCTTTTTTGTATGTTTTTTCATGTAGCGCGACCATAAATGCCGCTGCTTCACTTGCGTTAGGAGCGCGGTAAATGAGGCAGCCAAAATCAGCCACCACCCTACCGAGGAATCCTGTCATTTGTTTTAGGGCTTGACTTGCAGTTATCGTTGAACCACGCTGATGTGCGCGATGTAAGTAACTACTTATATCTCCCCATATTACCAATCCGTAATTGTTGTTGTTGGCATCCATGTTGTCCAGTTGACGCATTAGATGACCGCTTCTCATTGAGTTGAATAGGTCATCAACACTCTTTGCTTCAATCAACCAATCACCACATTTGTAGTCACCGTTGACTAAGGTTTCTCTTGATACATTTATTCTTGGAGAGCGAGAGTTTGCTCGTCTTTCAACTGCTGAAACAAGCGACCCGCGCTCATTAGAATCTATAATCAAAGGTGGTTTCATCAACCTATACCCCCGAAGTGTTTTGGATATTTCAACACCCTTCGATAAACCCTGTGAGAATTACTTGGTTTATCAGATTCGACAATTCCTTTCCTCACCATGTGGGTTAAGAAGTTAGATACTTGCGATGAAGTTAATTGATTTCTAAGTGATTCGGAAAATCTCACTAATTGTCTTGCTGTCTTCCATGTTTCATCTATGTTCAAAAGCAATTCAATGTAGGATGAGTCCATCCATTCTTTATCCCATTTGTCGCTTCTAACTGTTTCGCTTGATGTTATTGTAATTCCTTTAAGCATACCGTGTGCTGTTTTATATTCATATTTTCTTGACATTTAATCACCTTTTATTGTTTGTAATAATCTCCACATCGGGTTCATATCTTCATCATTATAAATCTTAATGTTATCGCATATCGTTTTGATTAAAACACCTTTATTCATTACTTCATGTGCATAATTCCAACCGCGCAAAATAATTTTATTACGGGGGTGTTTGTGATTTTCCACGGTCGCCCAAATTATTATTGCTTCTTTAGAAACATATTTTTTCAGTTGAGTTGGAGGGATTTGCCTTTTGTATTTATGCCAATTTCTTTCATTGACACCTTTGACTTCAATGTTATACCCATTAACAACCAAATCACCTTTGTCTTTATTGTCATGCTTGGTAGTTATCACTCCTTCTTTTGACAATTTGAAATGATTGACCGCTTTTATTTTATTTTGTTTGAAAAATAAAACAACTCCTAATTCACTTTTGATGCCAACTAAATGACCGTTAACACGACTACCATTATACGCCCAATTAGGTATATTTTTTACAGCATATTGATGGGTATGTTCTGCGTGTTTTTTACACCATTCTATTTGGTATTCATTAAGTGTGACTTGAGCAGTCATCCAATCACCTCATGTTCTCCTGTACCATCCCATAGTTGACATCGACCTACACACAGACCCTTGCCTATAAGACTCTCACATCTTTCCATGTAACCACCATCAACTATTGAACGCAATTGATACTCTGTCGTTGAAGGGTCGTAATCAGCCCATCTAAGAGTCTTGATAAAATCATGCAATGTTAAGATATGCGCTTCTCTCATTTGAACAGTAGTACGCTGAACAGGTAAGAAGTTGCGCAACCTCGATGCAAGATAAATAGCCAAACTTGCGCGGCTGATATGCGGTGGATTGCTTCCTACTTGACACGCTGATTCCATCAAACATGGTAGTATCTTGATGCTACCCATCTTCACTGTATCGAACTCAACGGGCTCACCTGTCGCTTTGAATTGCTTTTCACGCACCTCTTTCACAGGAAGGTTAACACCTTCCTTACCATAGAAGTATGCTGTGTTCTTAGGGTGTTCTGCCATTTCACATATCTCATCCCATGACTTTAGTATGTCATTGGTTTCCATAGGAATACTCCATCTAAGCACATGATTCTTAGCATTGTAAGAGTTGGGAACTCTAATCATTCGCGCGGTATCAAATGGTACAGTCGGGTCCATGCAATACAATTCCATATCCTTCTTCCACTTATTGATGACCTTCTTACCAGCGGCTTTAATATGCGACACTTGTGTTCCGCTTGATGGTAGATGAGTCTTGTCGAGTGACACCCAAATATGAAATCCATTACCGCTGAACCAAATACCATGATTGATGTCTGCACCTAAAAAAGCATAGTGTAATCGTCTGACCTGTTCTACTACTTCATCACCTTCGACCTCGACCATGTTACTACCTTTACGATACTTCTTATCGAAGTCTAACACAAAGTGTTTGATGATTGCAGTATTATATTCTGCGCGCCTACCGTTTGGTTTGATGGCTCGGAAACCATAGACCGACATATATGCGCACTGTGAGTTTTGCAACCCACCCCAATACTTCTCAAACTCGGAATTGTCGTGAACTATCTTTCTGAACAGTCCAACTTCTTTAGGGAAATCAAAGTGAAGAGGGTTCAAACCCATCACCTTCGCCTAACTTTATTCCCGCAGTAATACAAAACTCAAGCACCTTGTCAATGCATTGAAAACAAGCAGCGCGCTTTGCAAATCGCATATCATCAATCTTCTTAATTCCACATAATTCACACTTTCTCATTCGCTCACCTGTATTGCATATTTAGGACACAGTTCTATGATAGAACAGTAGGAACATTTGAAGTCCTGTGTCGTAGGGGGGAAGTGTTCGTCAAGATACATCTTTATCAAGTCTTTCACACGCTTCATCATACCACGCTCACTCACCTTCTTGACAGGTTCGATAGTCCAATGGTCTGCTGCTGAATATCTCCAACCCCAATGAGTAACAGGGCGGTCGATACCTCTTTCTTTTAGATACGCGCTATCGCAATTTTCAATTAAGAACTTGTAGTATGACATTTCTTTTCTCATCTCACTTGCTTTGTTATCTTTCCACTTGCCGGTTTTCAACTCATACAATAGTAATCCACCATCACTTGCTTCAAACACACGGTCAATGATACCAACAAACTGAACAGGTATAGTTCCATACCCATCAATGTTAACATCAATACGAACTTCAATACGAACTTCATTTGCTAACGGTAGTGGATTCTTAGGGTTTAATCGCATACGCGCATTTTCAAACTCCATCAACCAATTCATGTTGTAGTAGTAATCATCTTCATAGAAAGGAAACTTCTTGTTTTCTTTGCGTCTGTTTTTTATGATTGTCTTTTCAGTAGGTATGTACTTCTTTAGATAATTAGTCATATCAGCACCCGACTCGACCATCTTGTGTAATGCTCCCGAACCTTCTATCGCTTGATAGAATAAATCAAGACCGTTGTGAACATCGTCACCCACAACAAGATGCTTGACAAGTTCCTGTGGTCGGGGATAATTATGCTCAAGCCACATCTGCTGCGCGCACCATCCTAATGAGCCAGCAGTTGATTTACTGATACGAATGATGATTCCATCTTTACCCATTTCGGGAGTCCATGCATATGAAGAGCCGTCATCGTATATTTTTACCATGTCAATCATCTCGGTGGTTGTCGGGTTCATTGTCTGCAATGTATAGGTCGAGTATTTCAACCCAATCACATTTGTTACAACAAATGAATCGAGTACCATTCATGCTCTCTTCAGTTTCTAAATCATGACTACCGCATTCGTAACAACTCATTGAAAAGCCCTCCCTTGTGTTTCATCTCTGTTTATGTCTTTGTTCATTTTGTTTAGCGCGTGCATTTTTGAACGCTTCATAGAAACAACATCAACCATGTATAGTTCTTCATCCAACTCATAGGCTTGTATTGTAATTATAGTAGCGGATGGGATAAGAAGATAATCTTCATTTCTCTTCACACCTATGTAATCAGTAAGTAGCGCATCACCGAAAAACAGTTGTCCTTCTGCGCTTTTTACTTCTTTAGTTCCTGTTTCAAAGTAAGATATTTTTACTTTCATTATACCCCACCTACTTTAGTTGGCGCATAAATATCATTCACAATAAACACACCCTGTTGTTTAAGCGCATCTTGTATTTCATGAACTGCTTTCGCTAAAAGATTACCACTAATCATGTCATCTTCTATTGAATTAAGGTCAAGATTAAGGTTGTTAACTTTTGTCACCAACCCTTTGTTTATTCCTTCTAACACTTCAATTCTTCTTTCAAGTTCTTCTATTGTTTTTTCTTCGTTAGTCATTTTATCACCATAATTTTGCAGGTCGGGGTGTTCCTATTGCGGCTTCGATGTCCCAACCTAAGACATTGAAAATACCGGATATTTTTTTCTGAATGTATTTTTTCAAAATGGCTTTTTCGTTTAATTCAAATCCTTCAAGTTCAGCAGATTCCCTGTACGCAACAATATCTGTTGGTGGGAAACCGTTTGGAACGGCTGATACTTGTAACCATTGAACTGAATCACCTGCTACAAACGGGTCATCCTTAGTCATGTTTTGATTATAGTATAACGCGGCTCTTGAAGCACCGGATGGTGTTCCATACATTTCAGGACTTTTACCTATACGCGTTTGTTCTGTTACATCCTTCAAAGTAATTTCTCCTTTGCGGATGGGTATTGAGATTTCAAGAACTGCTGCTCTTACATCGGCTTCTGATGCACCTTCACATACAAGATTGAGAACGGTTCCTTCAATCTTCTTACTGATAGGTGCAACGCTACTACCCTTCATGAAGTTAGCAGTTTTCATTTTACCTGCATCTTCGGGTGGATATGATACCTTACCTGCATACTTGTTTTTACCTGCGAGTAACCAATAAGGCATATACGCTTCAAGTTCAGCAAACAACATTTTGTTTCCTGTATCACGCTGAACGACATCTGTGATTCGCGCGGCTAAAGTTTCTGCTTCATCAAGTGGTACTTGGATGAACGCTGAATCAGTAAATCCATAGATTACATTGTAACCCAAATTGGTTGCAACTGTATCAAGCAAAGCAATACATCGTCTGCCTTCCGATAGAATAGTTTCTGCTATGTCAAGGTCAGCCCATCCAAACCCAACACTCGCGGTTGCCCCATATAGTGAAGCCATGACGCGCTTTACTGCGGCTTGTGTTGTATTCCATGCTGCTCTTTGCTCTTTAGTTTCTGCTTCGCGCATACGCTTTTTACACAATGCACGATATTCAAACAACTCATCAACCACCTGTGGAAGTATGCCCTTCTCGGATTGGTCCCAAAAAGTTCCGTTCTCCATCTCAAGTATTCCTTCGCCCGGCCCATCTCTCTTTGTTGTGTAGCAAAGATTGAATCCGGTCATGAGTGATGGGTACAACCCTTTGTAATCTATTACACAAACATCCTTGTAAAGACCGTTCTCTTTAATGATGAACTCCGCACCTTGTAAGTCCGGCTTCTCAACATTGATACGAGAAGGTGCAATCAAGTCTGTCTTGCGCCCAAGTAAACCACGCATGAAGTTTGAAACATTCGTTGCTGATTGAATTGATACACCACATAGGCGAACCATCTCAACAAAGAAGTCAGTTACATTACGCGCTTCATCAATACCACGAAGAA